CGAATCCGTTTCCGAATCCGTCTCCGTCTCCGAATCCGTCAGCATTTAAAAGCAGAGTCTTTGCCATGGATCACCACCCATTGACGACATTGATCTGCACGATGGGAATGCAGCGGACCACGCCGTAGGGGTCGTATTTGGTTTTCCCTGCCACGGGGCCGGTTGACAATTCGCCGAGCCCCTTGGTGGTTCCCCACTGGCGGATGTTCTGGGTGTTGCGGATGGTCACGGAACCGTCTTCGTGATCCTCACAGTCGCCCACGAAAATCCAGCCGCGATCCGCTACGATGATGCGCTTGTCGCCGATGATCTGTGGTGCGGGCTCGGTTCCTTTCTGCACGTATTCGATGCCGTTGATGGTGATGGTGTTGAGATCAGCGTTCATGGTGCCTCCGGTGGGTTGAAACTACAGATAGATTATCAATCTTTTGCAATGAAAAGCAAGAGCTAACATGAAATTGATTCGGCACCCTCAAACAACCCGCCATGTTGGGCGTTTTCGGCAGATCGCAGGTTACGGCAAGCCTGGCCAAAGTAAGATGCCTTGAGTTCGGCACCGACGAATTTACGGCCCATCTTGACGGCCATAAACCCTTCACTCCCAATTCCCATAAAGGGTGAAAGGACGGTATCGCCGGGGTTGCTCCACAGTTCAAGGCCGCGCTGGATGACTTGCAGTTGTAAAGCACAAATGTGCCGTTCGTCGGCATCCTCGCGGGCGCCGTCCCTGGTTAAGGTGTTCCCGGCGTCAATGTCCATCCAGACAGGGGAGGCATATTTTTGCCACACGCCCACGGGGAAAATCTGGCCTGCCTGATCGTCGTAACTCAGCCCTTCCTTGGCGCATACTTCGCGGCACTCTTTCTCATCCCGGAAGTGACGGATAGGCTCAGGGTTATCGCCCATCTTCCGCATGGTGACGAGGTAATCAGGGATGCCCTGGCGGCTCATGGACGAGTCTTTGCGGATCGTCTTGTGAAGCAGGCCCAGGGCCTTCGTGCGCTGCATGGCAGTGACGGGATCTTTCCAAATGCACACCTCAGAGTGATAGACGAATCCGGCTTCCTGATACACGCGGATCAGATCGCCGCGAAAATCCTTGATGCCGATGAATCCATCGCGTTCCTTGCCGCTGGGCAGGTTCATGCAATGGAAGGACACCAGTCGCCCCGGCATGATGACCCGATGCATTTCCTTGACCATGAAGACGTAGTGTTTGTAAAAGGCTTCCGCATCCTTGCAGTTGCCCATGTCGCGGTCTGACGCGCTGTATGTGTATAAACTCGCAAAAGGTGGACTCGAAATGCTGTAGTGAATGGAATTATCCGGGATTCTCGCCAATACTTCGCAGCAATCACCATGGTAGGCGGCCCAATTGGTGCCGAATTCTTGCCCTAGAATATTCATGATGCCCTCAGCCAGGAAGGAATAACCATTTCAACGCGGGGTTCATAGGAATCGTTCGTGCGGACGGAGCCGTGAATCTCTGCCGTGTTCATCTCGCGCATGTGTGCCACCATTTCCTCGGCCATGGTCGCGGCGTCTGCTTCCTTGCGCTTGATGTTGGCTACCACGGCGCCTTCAATGTCGCTGGTGACAATGTGGCAATCGACGGGCTTGGTCTGGCCGAATCGGTAGCAGCGGCGAAGCGCCTGATAAAATGCTTCGTAACTGTCTGAAAGTCCAAGGAATAAGACTTTGCTGCAATGCTGCCAATTCATGCCAAATCCCGCGATACTGCTTTTGGTGGCGATGACCCGGTGAGTCCCGGTGCTGAATCCCAGCATCCGGGATTCCTTGACTTCATTGGAATCAGAGCCGGTGATCTCGATAGCGCCGGGGATCATGGCCGTAATGGTTTCAGACTCGATATTCCGGTCACACCAGATCAACCAGGGCTCATCTGACTTCGTGGCGACGATATCAGCGGCGGCTTTGCACCGCTCTGGCGTGGTCTGCTTGCGGGCCTGTTGCCGTTCCTGCAAGGTGGTAGCCTCCAGTGCGAACAGTGCGCCATCTGGGGTGCTGAGGGCCTCCACGGTATGCTGATAGAGATTGAGAGGGGGCAAGATGAAGTTGCCATCCTCATACCCAAGGTCTGATGGGCGGCGAATCATGACAGCCCAGCTACAAACCCAGGTCCAGAAGTCCTTTTGAGCGTGCCCCTTCAGCCGCCATTGAGAGGTATCCCCGCCGTCATGGACGAAGAACGTAGACAGCATCTCGGTTCGGGAGAGGATGCCCAGGAATTCGGAGTGGTTCCCGAGTTCCATGTAATCGTTGGGCGATGGAGTGGCCGTGCATGGGAGCTTGAACGGGGTATCCCGGAAGGAATCGATGATCTGGGTTCGGAACTTGCCGTCAAACGCCTTCAAAATCGAACTTTCATCCAGGACCACGCCGGTATAGTCATCCGGGCGGAAGTGGTCCAGCATTTCGTAATTGGTGACGGTGATCTTGGCATCGCATGAGGTGCGGGCGTAGGTCACGTCAATGCCGAATTTCTTGCCTTCGCGACAGGTCTGCTGAGCCACGGCCAAGGGGGCAAGGATCAGGACCCGGCCTGGAATCTGCTCTGCCCATGCGAGAGAAATGGGGGTTTTCCCGAGCCCGCAATCAGCCCAGACAGCAGCCCTGCCCCGGCGCAATGCCCACTTGACGATATCCCGCTGGAAAGGGAACAGCATCGCGGGAGGCTCCGCAGGATTGGCTAGGCCAGTCGGAATGGCGCGGATCGCCTTGGATCGAAGGAATTCTTCATACTGATCTGGCAATATCCACCTCCATCTGCAATCCCGCCGCCCGATGTTCCGCCGCCAGCGCCCTTTTGTACAGATCATCCATCTGCTTCTGGATGACCTGGATATCCACCCGGTAGGATTCCGCTCGCCGTTCCACATCCTGGAGTTTGTGTTGGGCGACCATGAGTTGCATCTTGAGGCTTTCACACTCAGATTCGGCGCGATATTGGGGGAATAGCAGGCTCAGGTGCGGGGGTTCAGGGGTTGGCATGTTTCCCCCCAAACTCCTCCCGCCAGAGGCGATCCATGATTTTGAGAAATTCGAGGGACCAGCAAACATTCCCCTGATCCGAGGTAATCCCCGTATTCCTGTTCGCCGTTTTGCAGGCGCGAGGGATCAGGCTATCCCGCTGGAGGATATAGGCTCGATCAGCCACGTCTTTGGTAATGATTTCGATCAGGCGATCCCGATAGCGCAGGTCTTCCATGCGCATGTCCTCCGGCTTGAGATGGGCGAGTGGCGGCAGAGAATTCAACTCTGCCATGGCGGATTCTTTGGTGAGGATATCCATTATTGCTCCATCTTTTGGTAGTTATCGACTAGAGTTTTGACGGTATCCCAGGGCACTAGTTCTCGGAGGAAATTGGCTGCGGCGGCCCGTGCGGCGGCCCATGCGGCGGCCCGTGCGGCGGCCCGTGCGATGGCCCCTGCGGTGTCCCATGTGGCGTCCCATGCGGCGGCCCCTGCGGCCCCTGCGGCGGCCCCTGCGGCGTCCCCTGCGGCGGCCCGTGCGACGGCCCCTGCGGCCCCTGCGGCGGCCCCTGCGGCCCATGCAGCGTCCCATGTGGCGTCCCATGCGGCGGCCCCTGCGGCCCCTGCGGCGGCCCCTGCGGCCCCTGCGGCGGCCCCTGCGGCCCATGCAGCGTCCCCTGCGGCGGCCCGTGCGGCGGCCCATACGGCCCGTGCGGCGTCCCATACGGCGGCCCGTGCGGCCCATGCAGCGTCCCCTGCGGCGGCCCGTGCGGCGGCCATCTCATTTTGGGTCGCGTTGCCGTTGGCAAATTTTTCCGCCACTTCCACGGCGGTGCGGCTCCGCTGGTCGGTCAGCAGATCCCACACCCTGCGGCCATCGGCTAGAGGGGTGTCGCGAACGCAGCGGCAGGCATACAGCCGATAAGTCTGGTCGTCCTGGAAGCGCAACTTGTTGAGCAACCAGATCATCCAGTCTGGGCGTTTGCAGGTATTCCAAGCCGTCTCAAGGTCCGGCACGGTGTGCGCGAAAACCTGGGCTTCGGCGCATGCGCCGAGTTTATCGAGTAGTTCGAGATGGGGTTTCATTCGGACTCCTGTCCTGTTTGTCTGCATTCAGAATATGGCCCCAGATTATCAATGGAAAGCGAAATCGACAGGGATGGTCGAACTGTGCAAACGGTCACAATTTCTCAAATGGCGCAGAGGTTGGAATAGAAAGTGCTATCTTTCCCGATGGAGGAATGAATGACCACCATCCCCAAGCGGGCCAAAGTCGCAATCTCGCCAATCTATCTCCGGGGTCCGAGCCAGGTGGAATTCGCCATCAAGGCCCTCCGGGGGGTTCCGCTGGACTCCGAAAACCCTATTGAGGTTTTGATTCGGGAGAAGCCCAAACAACGGAAATTGACCCTCAACGCGGTCTATTGGGCGGGGTCGCTCGCTGATATTGCACGGCAGGCCATCCACCAGGGGCGGCACTGGACCGCAGAGGAATGGGCCGAGGGTGCAAAGGCCCTTTTCCTGCCCGATCCTGATGAACCTCATTTGGAACCGGATCAAGAATGGCGAGAGGGATTGTTCGATCCGTCCCACGTCCTGAGCCCGGAGACCTACCGCAAATGGTCCATCAACCCGCTGACGGGGGATCGGACTTGTGTGGGGTCCACAACCAAACTCACGGACACGGGAATGAGGGTCTACCTCCTGCGGCTGGAGTCCTACATGGCAGATACATTCCATGTTCGGTTCACCACACGGGATGAGCCGCGAGGCCGGTGATCTATTCCCAGACCGCCCAAATCTGGTAGGCGTGAGATTGGCCCTTATTTCGGCCACCGGATCCGATTTTGAGGCAGCGGCCAGCGCGGCAGTGGGCCTGCCCGAACCGAACTCCGGTCCTTTCGTCGCCGCACACAACTAGGCTGGCTGAATCCGGCACATTGTTGATTGTTTCAGTCAATTTTTTGAGGCGATCCGCCGTCACTCCTCCGGGCATGATGGTGAGTTTCTGATAGGCAATTTTGAGGTCCATGATTAGCTTCTTATCCCTCGATCCAGATTTGTTTAGTGCGGAACTTATCGCCAGCATGAACGAGCTCGCTGCGCAGGCAGTGGCAGGGGACGATTGAGTCACCCGGGTGATTCGAGGCGAGCCATTCTTGCGAGGCGAGGTAGATCCCCGGGTGGCAGGGCGTCTCAGAGTCGGTGCTGAACCAGGGGGCGACGTGGTGCGAGCCGGGCTCGTAGGAGGTATTGCCGCAGACCCGGGAGACGCTGGTGCGCCAGCCACGGACCAGATCACCGTCTACGATCAGTCCGACGGCGGCGATCTCCTCGTCCGTGAGGGTCGGCAGGGTGTTGGCGGGATCGAGGCACGTTCCCGCCAGGTCGGCATCGCGCAGGTCGGCATCGCGCAGGTCGGCACCGCGCAGGTTGGCACCGCTCAGGTCGGCATCGCGCAGGTCGGCGTCGCGCAGGTCGGCGTCGCGCAGGTCGGCACCGCACAGGTTGGCATCGCTCATGTCCGCGCCGCACAGGTTCGCGCCACGCAGGTAGGCACCGCACAGGTTGGCGTCGCGCAGGTCGGCACAGCCCAGGTCGGGGCATTTGTCCTTCGAGAGGGCGATTCGTACGATCTCGAGAGCTTCGGTTGCTTGCATGGTGGGTCTTTCTAGAAAAAGAAGTGGATAGTGATGAATGCTACAACGGAGAATGTGAGGAGGAAGCGACCAAAGTGAGTCATGGCTAGGCCAAACCGAGGGGAATCCAGGCCAGGATGCAGTCCTCATGGTCGATACGCCATGCCTGGACGTGGCGAGAATCACGCCCCCGCCACTGAGTTGAGCAGGTATGGACGGAGCCGCAAACGCACTGGTAGATGGTTTGCTTGCCGCCAGAATGGATGATCGCGGTCGCGGCAGTGCGGCGGGCCTGGGGTTTGGCCTGGCGGTAGTAGCGGAGGGCGGTGGCGAGAGTGTTCATGGTGTTTCTCCTTTGACACCCATAGTATCGTCTCCCTGTAAGACGACGCAATATCCAATCGTGAAATATTTTCGAGTGTGACCCAGATCACTGTGCGCTAGACACTTCGCTCTCTAGATGCCCCCTGCACAAAAATATCAGCACCCTTTTTAAA